CCCTAGTGGCAGGCATCATTCTAATACTCCTATTGGGTTATATTGTAAATGATAAATGAGAAAGAACTATTGCAATGGCTTGAAAAACGTATCGCGCCCATCCCCAACCCGCTAACTTTTAAATGGTATACTAAAAAGGGCTATGCGGAATGGGTGGCCGCATTAGCAGTACAACAAGAGCAAAAGGAAATAATTAAATATATAAAAACTATGGGGCATGGTAACTTAGACAAATAGTTACCGTGCTGCATCTTTTTAGATAAAAAATTACAATTGCTACTAAAAATTAGTAGGTAATTAATCTTAAAGAGGAGGCGGTACATATGGTTAGAGGAACAACACCTACATATATATTTACCTTTCCCGAAGATATAGATCTATCTGTCGCTGAAGCGGTTTATGTTACTTTTGCCAATAAACAGTATCAAACTCTTCTAGAAAAAACAGGTGATGAACTTGAGATTTCGGGTAATACCGTTAGCGTATTTCTAGATCAAGAGGAAACACTAACATTACAAAGAAATGAAGTTTATATCCAAATTAACTGGACATACGATGATGATGGGGTTACTAAACGAGCTTGTAGCGAAATACTGAGAGACGAGGTCGGGAGGAACCTTATTAACGAGGTGATCTAATGGCTAGTCCTAGAAGTTTACACGACCCAATGGTTGTTTCATTAGATACCGCGGGGACACAAACGAAAGTTTATCCCGTAAAAATGCAAACTACAACTCTTGAGTATAAAATTGGGGTCGAAACACCAATAGTAATTCAAGACCCAACAGAACGTGATTATTATGATGGAGATTATGTAGTTACTCCGAAAGCTCATTCTGAAACAGTACTTGAAACTACTGAAAAAATAATGAGGGATAATGTTGTTGTTTTAAAAGTCCCTTACTATGAAACATCTAATTTAATTGGCGGCTATACTGCCTATATTGCAGGAGAGGTTTAAAAAATGGCAAATAATACTATTAATAAAGTCATATACGGCGGCAACACCCTTATTGACTTAACTGCGGATACAGTTACGGCCGCAGACGTTTTAAAAGACGTATCTTTCCACTTACCGAGTGGAGAAATTACAACTGGTACTTGTACTTATGACTCCGATACATCTACGGATACAGCCGTTGTCGCAGAAGTACTTACCGGAAAAACATTCCATGCGAGAGGCGCGGCCTTAACCGGTTCTATGCCAAACCGTGGTGCCGCAAGTGGTACTATCAGTACTCTTGATGGAGTGTATACCATTCAAAATGGTTATCACGATGGCTCTGGTAGCGTTTCTATTGACTCTACCGAAGCATCTAAACTTATTGCAGAAAATATCCGTGAGGGCATCACAGTTCTTGGCGTAACAGGAACTATGACAGGCCAGGAAGACGTTCATGCTCAGGCTAAGACTGTTACACCTACTATAACTGCTCAGACGATTACCCCTGACGGACCTACATATAACTATCTTTCTCAGGTAACAGTTAATGCTATCCCCTATACAGAGGTTCTTAACTCTGCTGGCGGATACACTGCTACAATTGGCGCTACAGCGTAATTTTTATATTTCTTAATGGAGGACCCAGATGGCTATTAATAAAGTTGAATTTGGCGGCAGGACGTTAATCGACCTTACAGATACTACCGCTACTGCCGATAAAATTCTTACTGGGTATGGTGCATATGGTAAAGATGGCGTTTGGGTAGATGGTACTGCTATTGAATCGAGTCCTGACGGAGCGGTCTATCAGGACTCTGAAGGATATGTAGTATTAGACGATGGCCCGGGTACCCATGTTGAAATTGAATCGTTGAATGTTACAGAAAATGGGACGTATACAGCGCCTACCGGATATGCTTATAGTCCGGTGAGTGTGGACGTTGAACCGAATTTACAATCAAAATCTGCTACACCTACCGAATCCGCTCAAACCATTACTGCGGATAGCGGTTATGACGGATTATCTCAAGTTAATGTGGGTGCTATTAGTAGTACCTATGTGGGAAGTGGAATAAGTAGAAAGACCTCGAGTGATCTTACTGTTAGCGGCGCTACAGTAACTGCGCCCGCAGGGTATTATTCTGCCGCGGCAAGCAAATCGGTAGCAAGTGGAAGCGCAGGCACACCTACTGCCACAAAGGGTACTGTAAGCAATAATTCCGTAAGTATTACTCCTAGCGTAACTAATACAACAGGTTACATCACTGGTGGTACAAAGACAGGTACAGCTGTTACGGTTAGTGCAAGCGAATTAGTAAGCGGAACGTACAATGTCACTTCTTCAGGTACTAAGGACGTGACCAATTATGCAAGTGCATCTGTCCCCGCGGGTACGGTAGGTACGCCTACTGTAAGTAAAGGCACCGTATCAAATCATTCTATTACGGTGACTCCGAGTGTTACCAATAGCACTGGATGGATAACAGGTGGCACAAAAACAGGCACTGCGGCCACGGTTAGTGCTAGTGAACTCGCGAGTGGCAATAAGGCTATTACAGAAAATGGAACAGGTATTGATGTAGTTGGATATTCAACCGTTAGTGTAGATGTAGAGCAAGGAGAAAAAATACCGCATTACACATTACATTGGGATGAAGAAACTGGCGAATTATTAAATTATGCTACTTGTGATATGACATATCAACAGATATTAGATTCGATCCCAGCAGATCGATTTACTTTTGTTTGTGAAGTTTATCAGAGTAGTTATGATGTGGTCCCATTAGGCGCGAGTGGAGAAAACGTATATACAGGGAATAAATTGGTTATAAAAGTAATGGCTTATGGAACGCCAGCCTATGTTATTACTCATTCTGCTAATTCTATAACAGCTCAATATTGGGATTATAATGACGATAGCGATTTATATGTAGCCAATGATTATGTATATGCCAAATCTGGTTATTACCAGTATGAGGCAGGTATACAAATGCCCTCCGCAGCTCAAGCAACTCCTACTATGGCTTTTGCATCGGCTACAGGTCTTGTTACGGCAACTGCTACACAAACATCAGGTTATGTGTCTGCAGGTACTAAATCCTCCACATATCAACTTCCTGTAAAAGCGGCTGCAACTTATACGCCAACAGAAACTACACAAATTATAGGGTCATACCAATGGTTAACAGGTGCACAAACCATAGCTGCTATTAGCAGTACTTATGTAGGAACTGGCGTCACGCAGCGCAGTGCCGCGGACATGATAGCAAGCGGAAGTTATGTTACGGCACCAAGCGGATATTATAGTCAAGCGTTTAGTAAGGCCGTTAATATTGGAAAAGTACAACTTAAAGATATTCAAACAGGTGGAAATATATATATTGATTTATATAGTTCAACGGGATTATTAAGTTTTGATTATGTAGCATCTGGAAGCTATGGTCTTTCTAGTTTTTCTGCTGGATATATTAGTGCAGCACCAACTAGTGGGAACTATTCTTTCCGTGCATCCGCTTCTCGTCAGCTCCCCGTTCTCGCGGCTACCACTTATACTCCAACTACAACTGCTCAAACTATACCTTCTTATCGATGGCTCACGGGTAGTCAGACTATACTTGGGGATAGTAATCTAATCGCAAGTAATATTAAATCTGGGGTTAATATATTCAGTGTCACAGGTACATACAGTGGCGAAAGCATTACACATTATGTTGCTGTATATGATACAGAAGGTGACCCTAACAATTATGTTCTTTATAACAATACCCAATATCATGGTGGAGATTATTTTGAAGCTATAGAGAATGACACTATCACCATTCATATTGCAACTTCAAATTCGTATAAGGTATATTTGCGAGGAGAATTAGTTAGTACTTCAAACAACTATGCTTATACAGTATGGGATAACTGTGCCGTTGATTTTAGAACAGATGATAATGGTTATAGTGCCTACATATCAGAGAGCGAAGTCCCATCAGATTATACGAGTGGCCAATATATTACACCAACAACATATGAGCAAGTGGCAGCACGACAAGACGATTATCTTAATGGTAATATTATTGTTTATGGTGATGGCAATCTAGTTCCAAGTAACATTAAGTCAGGTGTCTCTATTTTTGGAGTCGTTGGAACCATGGAAGAGGGCATTGTTGACCCATATTATAGTGTCCATATGAGTCTTGTTAATAGATCTGCCATTAGTGCTAGCGCGCCAATGGTATCTGAATGGGCGGATAGTTTAAGTATTGCTCGTCAGGGTCAATTTGCAAATCAACCGTTTCGAGGATCATTTATATTTAATAATTTAAGAATTATAAATGAATTAGCGTTTGCTTATGCTAGAGCGGATGCTGCTTATCTAGGCGATGTATCTATGACATTTCCATTAGTTTCTACAATTGACACAGGAGCGTTTCTTTCTAATGTTTCTATAATAACAATTAATGCCGAAACGTGTGAATATATCAGAAATAGGGCCTTTGAACAATGTACTCAATTAAAAAGTATTAGTTTTCCATTAGTTACTAGTATTGGTACTTCTGCTTTTTATAGTTGTAAATCATTAACAAACATCAGTTTTCCATCAGCTACCGTTATTGGTGACTATGCTTTTGCACAATGTAGCTCCTTAGCAAATATCAGTTTTCCATTAACTACTACTATTGGTAATTATGCTTTTTATTATTGCAGCAAATTAACAAATATTAGTTTCCCCTCGGCTACTACTATTGGTTATAACGCTTTTTCACGTTGTAGATCATTAGTTGAGGCTAATTTTCCATTAGCTATTACTATTGGTAATTATGCTTTTCATGATTGTAGCGCATTAACAAGTATTAATTTTCCATTAGTTACTACTATCAGTGATTATGCTTTTACATATTGTAAAGCATTAACAAATATTAGTTTTCCATCGGCTATTAGTATCGGCATTCTTGCTTTTTCAAGTTGTACATCATTAATTGAAGCTAATTTTCCATCAGTTACTTCTATTGGTTATGGTGCTTTTGAGTCTTGTAGTGCATTAACAAATATTAATTTTCCGTTGGCTACTACTATTAGTAGTTATGCTTTCCAGAATTGTAGTGCATTAACAAATATTAATTTCCCATTAGTTACCATTATTGGTACTTATGCTTTTCAGAATTGTTTCTCATTAACAAATATTGATTTTCCATTAGTTAGTTATATTAATGCTTATGCTTTTCAGGGTTGCAGATCATTAACAAATATTAGTTTCCCATCGGTTGAGCTCATTGGTTATTATGCTTTTTCTGCTTGTATTAATTTATCATCCGTCTATTTACTAGGATCATCTGTAGCAACGCTTCAAAGTAGCACGGCCTTTGCAGGAACTTTAATTACAAATACTGGAACTACTGGTGTTATATCTAATGCTGTAGTAAATGGGACAATATCGCCACATAGTTTATTATGGACAATTGTAGGTTCTATTTCTGAATCATTACGAGGGGCGCCTGCAACTTTTAGTATTTATTATAATGTTGCATCAACCAACTATTATTCAGAAGATGCCACCCTTGTACTAGCATTTAATAACAATGGTTCATGGGTTGAATCAAACTGGATAGGTGGCCGGACAACACAGGATGGTGGTGGCCATTGGCATAATTATTTAACTGTTTATAGTGGCACTAAAACAATTAGTGTTGCACGTATACCTTCAGATGCTAGCCAAGTTCGTTTTGGAATATATAACAATACTACAATGCGTACTGCGACGGCATCGTTATCGGCAATGGGTAGTGTTTTCGTAAGATCTGGCTACTTTTATGTTCCATTATCATTATATAGTAGTTATATAGCAGCAACAAACTGGACTTATTTTTCTAGGAATTTTATACCATTAACAAGTTCAGAAATGGCAGCCCTTAATACCTAAGGAGAATCCAATGATAATCTACGAAACTCTTCCAAAAGAAAAAGAAACTGATTGGACTCTAATACGTGCTTATTCCTCTCTTGGAATGATGATTAGCCAAGATGATACCGGGATGCTATTTGCGGAAGCAGTAGACCCTGACTTTGCTAACCGTACATATACAGAAACGAATACCCCAATCAAAGAACCAGAGACCCATGAAGAAGAACTTGAACAGAAGCTTCTTGAAGCAGAAACAGCTGTTGATATTCTTATGGGACTTGAGAAATAATAGAGAAAGAAGAACCCAAATATGAAACTTCAAATCCTAATCCCTCAGTATAAAGAAACTGATGAAATAATAAAACCTTTGCTCGATAGCATTGCCCTTCAACAAAATGTAGATTTCTCCGAGATAGGCGTTATTATCGTCAATGACGGTACAGATGTTCATCTTAGTGAAAACCTACTCAACTCCTATCCTTTCAAAGTTGAGTACTACCTAAATGAACACGCTGGGGTTAGCGCGACCCGTAATGCCTGTCTCGACCATGCGACCGCAGACTATGTCATGTTTTGTGACGCCGACGATATGTTCTTTAACATGTGCGGCCTGTGGATAGTCTTTAGAGAAATAGACAATGGAGGTTTTGATTCCTTAACTTCCATTTTTGTTGAAGAAACCCGCATGCCAGGGACTAATGAAAAAATTTACATCAATAGAGAAATGGACTCTACTTTTGTTCATGGTAAAATCCATAGACGTAAATACCTACTTGACAAAGGCATCCGCTGGAATTCGAATTTAACAATTCACGAAGACTCATTCTTCAATATCCAATGTTCAAATTTATCCCAAAATGTCAAGTATTGCCAAACGCCATTCTATTTATGGAAATGGAGAGATGATAGTGTTTGCCGCCATGATCCAAAGTATATTCTCAAAACATACCGCAACATGATTGATAGTAACGATGCTCTCGTTGAGGAGTTTAGAAAGCGCGCAGTTTATGACAAAGCGGCCTTCTATGTTGCTTTTATGATATTTGACGCTTATTACACAATGAATAAGCCCGAATGGATCAATCAAGAGAATAAACAATATCGTGACGAAACAGAATACCATTTCTCTAAATACTATAAAAAACATAAAGCTGAGTGGCAAGCTATCCCCGCACAAGACAAAATTCAAATTTCCCAAGGGATTAGGGGTAGGTCAGTGATGGAAGGCATGATGCTTGAATCAATGACTGTTGAAGGATGGCTCTCACATATTGAGAAAATGAGGAAACCAAATGCCTGATAATCTTGATATTTTCGGAAAAACTTTTACAAATGCCACTGGTATCAAAGCAACTGATACCAATGGCGTTGTAAGAAGATTTACAAGACCTAACGGTACCATTAGCATTACGTCTAATGGTACTGTTGATGTAGCCGCATATGAAACTGCTTCGGTAAATGTTGAGGGTGGCGGCACGGTTATTAATAACCAGGACAAGGCAATTTCTCCAACAGAATCACAACAAACCGTTACTGCGGACACAGGGTATACAGGTCTTGGTACAGTTACTGTAAATGCCATCAGTAGTACATATGTTGGAAGTGAAGTCACGCGACAGGCTGCAAAGACGGTTACCCCAACCGAGTCAGAACAGAACGCAGTAGCTGCGAATGTTTATACTACCGGTATCGTAAAAGTTGGAGCAATTAGTTCTACTTACGTTGGTAGCAACATTACGCGGCAAGCCGCGAAAACAGTAACTCCAACTGAGTCAGAACAAAATGCGGTGGCCGCGAACGTTTACACCACAGGTATAGTAAAAGTTGGCGCCATTAGCCCGACATACGTCGGTAGTGAAGTATCTCGTCAGGCTGGGTCAACAGTAACACCAACAGAATCAGTACAGAATATAGTAGCCGCAGGCACATATGTTACGGGCCAAATTTCTGTTTCTGCTATTGATAGCGGATATGTAGGGTCTGACGTAACGCGTAGAACTTCATCGAACCTTACTGCATCTGGAGCAACTGTAACTGCACCTGCTGGGTACTATACGGCCGATGCCTCAAAATCGGTTAGTACAATGACTTTGCCTACGGCTGCATCGTCAACATCGAGTGGAACAATAAAAGCTACTATTGGCAGAAGCACTGCAGCACAGTATATTAATATCCCAACAGGGTATAATACTTCTGCGGCTTACTATACGATAAGTGCTACTCCCAACGGTAGTGTAACGGCACCGAGTAGTATTTCGGGCACCGCCGCTACTGTTTCCACAGGTACAAATACCCTAACTCTTACTAAATCTGTCTCGGTAACACCAAACGTTACCACAGCTGGTTATATCTCAAGCGGTACTGCGGGCAATGCGTCTGTAAGTCTTACCGCAAATGTTACCACCAAGGCCGCAGCAACAATTACTCCAGGTACGACTAGCCAGACTATTACGAGCGGCACATATCTCACGGGAACGCAGACAATAGCAGGAGATGCAGACCTTACGGCCGCAAATATCAAAACTGGAGTTGGTATTTTCGGAGTGACAGGAACGTATACAGCCGATGCTACTGCCGCAGCCGATGACATTATAAGCGGAGAAACTGCATATGTAAATGGAAGCAAAGTAACTGGAAGTCTTGTAGTTCAACATTACTATACGGGGAGTTCTGCTCCCGCATCCTCATTGGGTGAAAATGGGGACATATATTTACAAGCTTAAGGAGGCAACGCATGTCAAAGCAAATTAGTATTGACGATACCTTAGAAGTCAATCCATCGTCCTTTGATGATGACGCATCGCAATACGCCTCTATATCAAGTAGTTACCCCGTAAGCAATGGTTTTACTCCTTCCAGCTCTACCACCTATGCTCAATTTAACTTAACAACTGGGTCACAGGCTTATACTTATGTACATTACAATTTTGATTGTAGTTCCATTCCCGAAGGTGCTACGATCAACTCAGTAACTTGTTCTAGCAAAGCCTATATCAATACCACTAACTCTTCAAGAATTACGCAAAGGGTTATACAATTATACTCTGGCAATACCGCAAAAGGTTCGACAAGTACTATTTCTAACTCTACGTCTGCCTTTGATATGACCCCAGGTACTTGGACGCGCGCGGAACTCCAAAATGCAAAAATAGTAATTACAATACGAAGAGGTACTTCAAATACTACCTCTACTTATTATGTGCGCTTTTATGGAGCCACCCTTACCATTAACTACTCAATTGATGGTATGGCGTATGACATTATGGCCACAAGTAATGTAGAGGGCATTACCGTAGAGCCAGAAACTCAAGAAGTTTTCCAAGGCGGAACCGCGACGGTTGCTATCAATACTTCTTCTCTTGATAATATTGAAGTAACTGATAACGATACCGATATTACTAGTCTTCTTGTACGGAAAGAAAGACCTACCGGCGGCACAATAGAACGTTATCCTGCGAGCTATACAACTAGTGGTTCTATTTCAGGTACTAACTATACATATTGTATTGGCCGAGGTTCAGATACTTCATCTTCGTCTGGTAACGACTATGCCTCTGGCGGTTCTGGGTCGCAAGCTTACATTAACTACTCTTTTGATTTTAGTGATATTCCAGCTAATGCCACTATCCAGTCAGTTTCTCTTTCGGTTAAAGGTCACTGTGAGAATGCTTCTCAATCATCAGAAATTGCAAGGTGCCAGGCCTATTCTGGAAACACCACAAAAGGTTCTTCAGTAGATTTTACTTCAACAACGGATACTGTACATACAATGTCTGTTGGCACTTGGACAAGAGAAGAACTACAAGACGCGATTCTCCGTTTTACTATTGGTTATTATGGTGGTAAGTTAGTCGGTGCGACTTGGGAAGTAACATATTCTGTACCGAGCGGCGACCCGTATTACTACGAATATACTATTACTTCTATTGCAGATGACCATATCGTAGTAGTTAATAGTGTTGGCCCGTATATTCCTCCTGAAGAGGAAGAGGGCTATACTTACTACCCCATTACTATCTCTTCCATCAACGCGGTTACTACTCCTCACTCGGGAACAACTCGAATGAAAGAGGGAGAAAGCGTAGTTGTTGAAATAGCACCAACAGAAGCAAAAATCACTTTGGCACTTGATAATGGGGTTGATATTACTAATCAATTAGTAGGTGGTGCTGATCCAACCTATTCAGTTGCTACGGCACCGGGTGCCTCATATGGTTTCAGTTTAAATGGTAGTAACTATTATGAGTCTACTAACCAAGGCCATTCCAATTCTGCAGCGGTGGCAAGAGTGACATTGAATTTGCCCACGGCCGCGATTGTTACTTTCGATTTTATTAACTACGCGGAAGCAACATATGACTATGGTATTTTTGGAAATGTTGATGATAGCCTTTCCACAAACTACACCCCCGATTCAAATTATAAATTAGCTTGTTCTACCGCCGCGCAGAATACATCTTCGGTGCAAACGGTAAGTTACGAAGTTGAGGCGGGCGAACATTTCATAGATGTAAAATATTTTAAAGACCAATATACCGATAATAACAACGACTCGCTTCAATTTAAAGTATCAATAGAAGCAACAGGCACAGGCACTTATACCTACACATTAAACAATATTGCGGCCAAGCACTCCCTTATATTTGTTTTTGGTGATGTGCAGTACTATTTCATTAATACTTCCAGCACGGGCGCAAAGTTATTCCCAGATGGGCAGAGCGTAATACTACATGGGTATTCATACCGTTTGATTGTAGTGCCTGACAGCACAACGGCCGCGATTACCGCTACCGACAACAACGTCGATGTTACTAGTTCTCTTGTGCGGCAAGAGGCCATTGACTCAAAAACAGGCGCCACAATCGTCAACTATATTTACGAATTGACAGATGTGACGGCCGTGCATAATATTGTCATTTCTTTTGGCAATTCTGGTCAAAAGATTTATATAAAATTAAACGATACTTGGCGCGAATATAGCAAAGTTTATGTTAAAGTTAATGGCGCCTGGGTTGAACAATCCAATTGGTCAACCGTCTTCAACACCAATACAAAATATGTCCATAAATCAAATTAGAGGAGGTTAATATGACAATAGAAGCATTACTTAATAATCTTATCCCCATGGGATGTATCTATGGCGCATTTGCAATGGTCAATTTTATGAATATTGTACTTGGCACTTGCAACAATTGTCTCATCAACAATGAAAAATTTGAGTTTCGCCGCATTTTAGTATCTCTTTTGAAACTCCTTTTGGTTGCCTTTGTAACAGTAAGCGTTGTTGTTGGTTTTAATCTCCTTCAATATGGCGCATCACTTTATGACATCGCCATTAGCGATACTGTTATTCAAGTTATCAACATTGGCACATTCCTTATGCTTTATGCAACTGCTTTTGGGCAGACTTGCACTGATATTTACAATAAAATCAAATCCATGTTTGAGATAAAAGTCCCCGACATTGAATACCCCGGTGGACTTGATGATGACGGCCAATAAGGAGTAAAATACCATGAGTAACAGTCCATTAGTGGAATATACATTAATTTCTCCTCATAGAACCTCTCCGCGCGCCTATCCTATCACCAAAATTACCATTCACCACATGGCGGGCAATCTCACCATTGAGCAATGCGGCAACCTGTTCCAAAAGCGTCAGGCCGCATCGAACTACGGCATTGACTCTAATGGACGTGTGGGAATGTATGTTGAAGAGAAGGATAGGGCATGGTGCAGTGCCAACTATGATAATGACCATAGGGCGGTTAATATCGAACTTGCTAATGATGGCGGCGAACCTAATTGGCACGTAAGTGATAAGGCTATTGCCAAGTGTATTGAGCTTTGCGTTGACATTTGTATGCGGAACGGCATTAAAAAACTCAATTTTACGGGCGATGCAAGCGGCAACCTTACCCAGCACAATTATTTTTGTGCAACTGCATGCCCTGGCCCTTATCTTAAATCGAAGTTTACTTATATTGCCGATGAGGTGAATAAAAAATTAGGCATCTCCGTCTTGCCGCAAGATACTCCTACTCAGGTGATATGCGGCTTTGCCTCAAAAGGCGACCTCTCTACCTTCGCCGCGCTGTTCAAAGACCTAGGTACGGCCGCGATTTACCCTAAAGAAGGGTATATTGCCTCTGCCATAGCTCTTAGTCGCGGAGACCAAAAGAAAGTAGTAGATTTAGGTGCTTCTCTTGGCGTGCCCGTACAGGTTTATGAAACCGAGGCCACCTATGGTACTCCTGTACCGCGTAATATATATGTTAACCAGGTTGAACCTTTTACTGATGACCTCTATTGCCGCACCGAGCCGAATTTAAGCCGTTCTACACGGCTTGGCTTTGTAACTCCGGGCATTTACAATGTCTATGAAGTGAACGATGCGCGGCAAGACCTCAATAATGGGTATTTATGGTATAGAATAGAGGATAAGCTTTGGATACCCGAAGGTGATTGGCTTTATTACTATCCCGCAGAGGAAATTCCTGCTGATGATAAGGATAAGAAAATTGCTGAACTTCAAGCCGAGAATGAAAAACTTCTCCAAGAAAATGCGGTTTTAAAGGGAAGCCTAGAAACTGCCGAAAACAACCTCAAAATTGTAAGGTCGAGTTTGAATGTAGCAACATCGGATTTACAAGATATTGCCGTTATCGCAGATGAATATAAAGCTTGACTTTTAGGGGAAGATATGATATAATATTAATAGAATAGGAAAAGTATGATTTTGTCCGATGTATTGCTATCGGGGTAACTACGTTCTATATAGAGTGGTGTAGAGATAGGCCGTGGCTTATCTCTCCCCTCTTTTTTCCTATTCTATTTTTATTTATGTTAAGGAGTTCCCATGTTAGAGGTTATTATTCCCGCGTATAACGCGCACAAAACAATAGACACAACTTTATCTTCTCTTGCCATGCAAACTGCGCGTCGCCGCATGTTAGTCACTATTGTTGACGATTGCTCTGACGAGGGATATGAAGATATTGCGGCCCGCTATGATGGGCTGCTAAATATAAGAATTTTAAAGACAAAACGGAATGGCGGTGCAGGCCTGGCCCGCAATGTAGGTATCGATAACGCCTTGGGCGATTATGTTACCTTTATTGATGCGGACGATGCTTTTTCGACTCCTCTTGCTATTAGTAGTGTTATGAATGAGTGCTATCGTAAGTGGCCTGATATTTTTATGGCAAGAGTGGTACAAGAGTGCGACAATGCTTTACTATTAAAAATGGATTTTAATAGTACTTGGATACATGCAAAGTTTTATAGGACTAAGTTTTTAAAAGATAATGACCTGCGGTTCCCGCCCACTCGGTACAATGAAGATAGCGCTTTTTGTACTCTTACCCAGCGTTTGGCTCCAAAAGACAAAATACTCCAACTAGACTACGAAATCTATACTTGGATAAATAACAAAGCATCAACAGTGCGTTCAGGAAAAGACTACTATTCTGAACATATTGATGACTTTGTGCGGGGTAGGCTTTGGAGCTATCGAGAACTCTGTAAAAGGGATAAAGAGGAAGAAGCCATGCTTGATGCGGCCAGTAGTTTGGTAGTGCTATACTATATGGGTGTAGACTTTGAGAATGGCGCCCCGGCCGCGTATGATGATTTTTGTAAATTAACAGCACTTTATGCGAAAACCATTGGGTTTACTTCTCTCTTGGAGAACGCAACCTTTGTAAGCAAATTGGCGGAAAACTACCAGAAGCATAAATTTACACCTCGTTATCAAGATAAAACAACTTACTACTTCCCGCGTATTGGAATTATTGAATGGTATGAGGAGATTATGGGATGAGATTGGTTGATGCAGATGAACTCTATAAATTGCCATGCGTACATGGTGCAGAAGGAACGTGGATATGCTTGGAAGATATACGCAACGTCCCTACGGCAGATGTAGAGTCTGTAGTAAAGTGTAAGGATTGCAAATGGAGAAATGCCCTTCGATGCTATCATAAACGTTCTAGTATGTACGATTTAGTCAGTGATAATGACTTTTGTTCTTGGGGAGAAAGGAAAGACAATGGATAATGTGTATGATTGGATAACCAAAGGGCTTCAAGAAGTCATTGAGCACCAAAAAGGTGAAAGAGATTTAAAAAAGTCTGATTGGGCTGAAGTAGTAAAATGCAAAGATTGTAGGTTTTACTATAAAGATGAGAAATGGTGCGAACGGCTTGGTTTATGCGGAGCATTCAATGAGAATGACTTCTGTTCGCATGGGGAAAGGGAGAAAAGACAATGAGGCTGGTTGATGCAGACGCGCTAATTAAAGACCTTAAAGACCGTAAAATACCATTCAATGCGGACATAAACGATGCAATTATAACTGCACCTACTATTGATGCGGAGCCTATAAGACATGGTGAGTGGATACCGAAGATAACAGATTATGGGACGATGGTTTTTCGCTGTTCCGCTTGCCGAAGATTTAGTGATATCCATTGGGCATATTGCCCACAATGCGGAACGAAGATGGACGGAGAAAGGAAAGAAAATGGGAAAATTAATTGATATAGATGAAGCCTATAAGGTTCTGACGGATTACTATCACCATAAAACAGAAATTCAGCATAAGGCGTTGAAAGAAGCAATAGAAAGAGTACCAATAGCAGATGCTACTTTCATGCGGCATGGACATTGGGTAATTGATGAGGATGGCAACATCAAGTGTTCCGAATGTGGTTATCACGGCGTTGGTGATAATTACTGTGAAAGATGTGGTGCAAAAATGGACGAGGTGACAAATGAGATTGGTTGATGCGAGCAAGGTCGCAGAGGCAATTACATGGCTCAATGAGTATGATTTTGTCATTTGGCATGATGTTATGGAGTGCATCAATAAATTGCCAACAGTAGATATTGAGCCTGCCCGCCATGGACAATGGAAAGGAAAACCGATCGCAGGATATTCAACTGTCAGATGTTCAGAATGTGGGGATGTGTTCATGGAAAATAGCGGCAAGTGGAACTATTGTCCAAACTGCGGAGCATACATGGGCGAAGACGAATGGGAAGAACCTGAAATAAATCCTTGCCGCGGTTGTATTGATTATGATGGCCAAGGTGGGTGTAAAAGTAATGGTGGTTGCGGAGTGACAAATGAGGTTAATTGATGCGGATGCGCTTAAGGCAAAACAACAAGAGGACGCGGATTTATTCATCGGCGATGATACCTTGAGTGGAAAGTCGAGAAGAGACGAAGCATTAAATGCCGTTGCGAATATTGTTAACGCGCCAACTATTGACCCTGTGAGACACGGGCATTGGGAACGTTATCTCGAGGTAGGGTTGAAATGGCATTGCTCCGAGTGTGCCTCTAGATTTATCACCCCATTTAACTATTGTCCTAATTGCGGAGCGAAAATGGATGAGGTAGAAGAATGAGATTGATTGATGCTGATGAACTGATGAAAACATACGCAAGATTTGTTGCTCCATCAAATAATAGTGATTTTGAAAACGAACCAACATGGAATGACGCCGTGTCACTATTGGAATCTGCTCCAACAGTAGATGCCGTTCCTGTAAAACATGGACATTGGATATTTAATCCTAAAGATGCCATAGAAATGATGTTTACTTTACCAATATGCTCTGAGTGCGGAGTGAAATCATGTGATGGTGGAAATTATTGCCACAACTGTGGAGCAAAAATGGATGGAGCGGGAAAATGAGATTAATTGATGCAGATAAGCTAAAAGATATTATTTCAGATACTTGGATTCTTGATCAAATTGACGAACAACCGACAGTAGACCTCATAAAGCATGGCTATTGGGAGCACGGAAAAGAGTTGTCACGAGATTATATTGGTTATGCTTGCATCGGTGTTGATTATGATAAATGGTGGTGCTCTGAATGTAATTACCATGTTAAAAAACGACCTTTATGGAGATATTGTCCTAACTGTGGAGCAAAAATGGATGAAAAGGGGAAAGAAGATGGGATTTGAACAAGATTTAATTGAAATAAGAAGATGGTGTTTGATATACTTAGCAACTGGGTTGCCTTTTTGGGTGCTGCTTATGCTCTTTAATTAAAAAAAGGGGAAAAGATGCCGAGATTAATTGATGCAAATGCTTTGATAGCTTTCATGAGAAAAGGCTGGCGCGTGTTTCCGTCTTCTGAACTACGGCACACCTGTGACATAACCGACATTGAAAACGTTCCCACCATAGATGCCATTGAAGTGGTAAGGTGCAAGGATTGCAAGTATTACAACCTCCAACATCATTATTGTGAGGGTATTGGTAACTGGTTCGGTATTGAGGGTGAATGGGGCGACAACGGCTATTGTTACAAGGGCGAAAGGAGAGAAGATGAGACTAATTGACGCTGATTGGGTTGCAGAGAGACTTAAAGAATGGCGAAATTGGATTGCGGAAACATACGGAGAGAATGATGACTATGTACTCTGCCTTGATACAGTACTGATGAAACTTGACGATGCGCCGACCACTAATACAGAGCCTACGAAACATGGGCGATGGGAATGTTACGGAACACCAAATGGCTCTATGGGGTGCGAGTGTTCTGCGTGCAAATACCGTATTACCATTATCGAGCCGAAATACGGATATCTATACTGTCCCCATTGTGGCGCAAAGATGGATGAGATGAACAATGAGACTAATTGATGCGGATGAACTTGAGTGGTACAAAGCTCCACTAGCTGAGCCAATACGAAGGCCAAGCAGTGATGAAGAGGTATATGCGTTTCGTCTCGGAGGGAATGATGCCATCAATACAATCATGGGAGAGGCTCCCACAGTAGACCCATATAAACATGGATTTTGGATCATACATTGCGAAGGGAAAGGATTTTTCAAATCACGATTTGGAGAATGCTCAAAATGCGGCAATTATTTAGACTTCGATGGTGTAAATGCAGGCCGTGGTAGTGCAAACTTCTGCCCTAATTGCGGTTGTAAAATGGATGAGGTGAAAAATGAGCCTTGATAAAGCAATTAAGCATGGAAAAGAAAAACGTAAGCCGTACCGTGGAGCAAAAGCAGTCGATAGTACTTGCCGAAATCATGGGTCCTGCAAATGGTGTGAGAGCAATCGTGAACATAAATTCCGCGATAAGCATCCTACAGAAGGTTTTGTAGACCTGTTGGAGGATGAATATGAGATTAATTGATGCAGATGCTTTTAAGCAAGTCTTCTGTGCAGATTGCATTGCCACAGCGTGTGAGAACTGTAGAATCAATTATTACTTTGAACATTTCACTCCAACCGTAGATCCTACAAAACATGGGCATTGGATAAATGATAAGGGGCTTTACAAGTGTTCTGTCTGTAATGAACTTTGGTGTCATTGGTGGGCAAATACTGTTCCAATCGAAAAAATGAATAAAATGATGCGCTTCTGCCCGAACTGCGGAGCAAAGATGAGTGAGGTAGAAGAAGATGGATAAGATTTTAATATTGATGACTTTCATTGGAATATCACTTTATGTAGTAGGGATGATATGTTTTTTTAAATGAGGTAGAAGATGTACGAGAGTCCGATTGAACTAAAAGTAAAAGATATTGTTTCTGATGTAGTGAAACAAGTGGATGAATATACTTTGAGGTGTTTTCAACAGATTGGTATAAACGTAGATAAGCACGAACTCATCAAAGCATTGGAATATGATAGAGGGCAATACGAAAAAGGCTGGAACGACAGGGATACTGAGATAGTGCGATGCAAGGACTGCAAGCACTATTGGAAGAATTCGCCCATGACCGATGTGCCGTTATGCCTTGTCTCGCCAAGAGACGAAGCCTTCTGTTCTGAGGGCGAAAGGAAAGAAGATGAATGACCTTATAGAGAAGCAGGCGGCAATAGATGCCGTTGGATTGAATACTTGGGCTGGCTTCAGAATAAGTCAATTGCAAACCGTTGATGCTGTTCTTGTGCGGCATGGGACGTGGGTTAAAATGAGTGATGCAGGACAGGATATAATATTTTGTTCAGAATGTGGGTATGAACTCCCGAAAGTAGATTCATTTGATCCTCAATTTGATTTATTCCCCAAATTGAAATGTATAGACAGAACAACTTATTGTCCCAACTGCGGGTGTAGAATGGACAGGTAGTAAAATGAGTTATAAATATGACCCTTGCCACGATACTTTTACCCATATCCCAGATGAGGATACCGTTACTATTAATGTATCGCCCACAGGCCCTTTAATGCCGTGGAGGATCGTTGAACAGGTAGAATTAACAGATGAGACTATTGATAAAATCGCGGAAAAGATAGTGGAAAAATTAAAATTAATACAATCCCCGTGAGTTGAGAGGCACGGAGAAAGGAGAGAGGAATGGCAGGAACTGATAAAAACTTAGCTGAGCGGTCAGTAAGAGACTATAAAATTGATCCCGCGACTGCAGCGATGTTGTCACGATATCCATATAAGCATTCCAATATAGATAATTTTGGTTTAGCTTATCAAGCATTAAATGTTAAAAATCTAGTAGTTGATTCTACAAGTCTTATCGGTTTAGAAAAAATAGCACAACGTTTCCAAGACGATTTTGACATACTGTGTAATGATTTAAATATTAGTGGTTCTACCTCAGCACGCGTTGCTTCATTAAGGGAAGATATTTTTCAAGGTATTAATAATTATAATATTGATATTCCAAAGCAAATTGGTCAACAGGCACAAGATTTATTAAGTAATGTTAATTGGAGAAAATTTTTACTCAATGAATTTCAAACTGTATTTTTGTCTGGTAGAAGAACACTTACTACTTACAAGGGAGAAAAAATTCCTTACAGTAAAATATTATCAATGACTGAAACCGAAGAGCAGCTTGAAATTTTCCCCCCAGAAGGGCGAAAAGCTTTTATGCAACGATTAGTTACCGCTTTAGAAAGTTCAGATTATTTGACCAATGCCCACATTCCTGTTGAAGAAGCAAGACAGGTTTTTTATGGTATTCGCAACTCTGATATAGGGATATTATTACTTAGTAAAGCATACCGTCGTTTACAAAAACAAAAAAATATTAAAAAAGTTTTTTTGAAGGATATGGTAGAAGATGCAGTACAAAGCATAGAAAACAATATCAGAAAAAATAAAAAATTGTATCAAATGCTTTCTGGTGCGAAGTCAGAACAAGAACTAGAACAATCATTAAATCGTTTAACTATTTCTACAAAAAATATAAAAGCAGAAGTTTCTGGTTCTAAAAAATCGGAAAATTATAGTGGTACTAATAAAATTGATATTTTATTAAAAATAAATACTGACGCCTTTGGTATTAGTAGTAAAAATTTACGAGCAACAAATGATGGCAAATGGTTATTAGGAACTTTCCATCAGGCCGCTTCAACCGCATCATTACTAGACTTTTTACAAAACAATATTAAAATTCAAGTTACTGACAGCAATATTATTTTAAATAGATTATTGATATATTTAATAGCCAATGTTAATATAAATCAATCACCTAAAAACTTTAAAAAATCAGATGTTAGAGAAGACATTGCCAATATTGCTAAATTGTATTTATCTGCCTTTATAGGAGAAGAAGCTTTTAAAAATCTCGATGGCAACGGGCCGCGAGATATCACAAATAGTATAATAGTATCTGTCCCACAGCAGGTAGTTATACCAACTTTTGTTATTTTACGATCAATTATAAATGATTTAAAAGTAGAACAGGCAACAATAGGAAGTTTATCTGGGAAAAATACCAAACTATTTGATGTACAGATTGATTATGTTAAAAATGATGAAGATGCAAGCAGCGCCAAAACCGCTCGCTTTCAAAAAAGGAATATTATAAAAGAAATGCCACCAATTCAAGGTGGCGAACTGAAGTACGATAACCCTAATTTGTTAGCTATTGGACAAGAAAGAGCACTTTCCGCAGTAACTGGAAAGAGTCTTGCGGTAAAAATAAATTTTTTAGCAAATAGTTTACAATACCATGGCTTCGCAATATGAATCTTGTATCTCTCGACTCCTCCAATCCCTTTCAATCCCCTTCTATACCGAATATTCCCCACCTGACCTTTATGGTGTGCGCGGCCGCCCTTATCGTTTTGACTTTGCTATCATTTCCCCTTTTGATGATATAGCATACTTCATTGAAGTCGATGGCGAGCAGCACTTTGCCCCAGTCTCTCATTTTGGTGGTGAACAGGCTTATCTCTCAACTCGCTATCGAGATGAACGCAAAGACACCTATTGCCGCGAGCACAATATCCCCTTACTTCGTATTCCTTATTCCGCAATACCAACCCTTCAACCTATTGATGTAACTTTACAGTCGCAATACCGACTTTTTTAGGAGTCTGCTATGGCCGTTTATTCAAATATTAAACTTTTTGATTACTATGAAGCCAATAGAAGTGCAAAATCTGAACTTGCTGCCCAAGAAGTGCTTGACCTTCTAATGCAAGAAGACAACATCGCCATTGTTTATGAAAATAAAGTTGTTGGCTATGTGCGCGAAAAGCGCAAAGTAAACCGCACTATTTACGGCACAATTTGGATTTCTCCGGATTTTTTGAGCCGCACCGCCGCGCAAAACTACAGCATCCATGAGTATGAAATTTTGCGTGGCATGGGTGGCGACATTGTTTCTCTTATTATCCAACCAAGTGAGCAACCTAGCTTCTTGGAGAAGATAAAATATTTCTTTTCAAAACAAAAACCAAAAGTAGAAGACGCTTTGCCTGATGTTTCTTCTACCTAAACCAAAAGGAGTAAAAATGAACAAGTTTTTAGAACGTCATTTCCATTTAACGGAAAATGGCACAACGTTTAGTAAAGAACTTATTGCAGGATTGACAACCTTCGCGGCCATGGCCTATATCATCGTTGTCAATCCAAGTACACTTACAGGTTTTGGTGCACCTGGGGCCATGTTTATTGCGACCATCCTTGCTTCAGCAATTAGTACCGCTCTTATCGGACTTATCGCAAATATTCCATATGCGGCCGCACCTGGTCTTGGTCTGAACAATACCGCGGCTAATATCCTTGCAGGTTATACCGCATATCTAGTTGGTCTTAGTCCTGAGGGCATTATTGCAGTAGTGCTACTTTCTGGTCTTATTAACGTACTTATCACCGTTACCAATATCCGCAAGTACATCATTAAAGCCATCCCCGAGACCCTTCAAAATGCTATTGGTGCGGGCATCGGTATGTTTATTATCTATATTGCACTGTGTAACGTTGGTTTGGTGCATTTCAATTTCGGCATCCCTGCAATTAATACGGCGGTAGATGGAAAGTCCCTCGTTGTTTTTCTTTTTGGTTTAGGATTGACAGTTTTCCTTTTGTTAAGGAATGTTACTGGAGCAATCCTTATTGGCATTGTGGCGGCTACCATTGTTGGCATCCCGCTCGGTGTTACAAACTTCTCTATGGGATATAGCATTGGAGAAGCCTGGGCCGCGTACGGTGAATGGTTCTGTACGCCTATTACCAAGGGTATTCCCGAGCTTTTCAGCGATGTTCACAATCTTATTCCCACACTTATTGGCATCCTTTCCTTTTCCCTCTCTGATATTTTTGATACTATTGGTACTTTTATTGGAACGGGCAAGGTAAGCGGTATTTTTAACGAAAATGACCTTGACGCCATGGAGAACGGCTCCGGCTTCGAATCCAAAATGGATAAAGCCCTTTTTGCTGATGCTATTGCTACTCCTATTGGTGCGCTTTGCGGCACATCCTCTACTACTACCTATGTAGAATCTGCCGCGGGCATTGGGGCAGGTGGCCGCACAGGTTTGACTTCTCTTGTTGTGGCAATTTGCTTCTTCTTAAGTTTGCCCTTTGCAGGATTTGTTAGCGGTATTCCCTCTGCGGCGACTGCGCCCGCATTGCTTATTGTTGGTATTATGATGCTGGCATCCTTGAAAGAAATTGAGTGGGATAATTTGGATGAGGCCATTCCCGCCATGTTTGCAAGTGTACCGATGGCATTAACCTATGGTATTACCAATGGTATTATGCTGGGATTTTGGGCATATACTTTTGTAAAACTGTGCAGAGGCAAAATTAAAGAAGTACATCCTATCATTTTAGTTAGTGATGTGTTGTTTATTTTGAACTACATGCTGTAACCCAAAAACTTGACTTTTCATACAATTTGTGGTATAATTATAATAGAGAAAAATACAGGATATGGTATTTTCCATATCCTTTTTATTTGGGAGGACTAATGAATAAATTATTGCTTTACGGCTCTGAGGGTTGTCCTCGCTGCGCCGTGTTACGCAAAAAAATGGAAATGTCAGGGATTGAGTTTGAAGAAACTCATGATATAGATAAATTAATGGAATTGGGTTTCCAACAGCTTCCAATTCTGAGCACTGGGGAGGCATATTTGCCTTTTAAAGAAGCATTAGAATATATCAGACATTTGGAGGCAAAATGAATATTAACGTTAGATTAAGCAAGAATTTCGTGCAACAACTTAATAAATTACATGAAGAATATGGTGAAGAATTTGCTGTTTTGAACGGTTTAGGTGATGAACAGCTTTCCTATACTGACTTTATTGATAATTTTATTGATAGTGAAACAGTTGCCGACGCGAGCGTTGATGGTAATGCCAACGTTGGTAGCAAAGATATGCGGACTTTAATGAATGAGATGCCCAAGCCGCATAGAAAATTGCTTGCGTATAACAAAATTTATTATGAACTGAATAAGAAGTATGGTTTTAAGACGGCTAATGAATGGCTGCGCGCGGAGTGGAACAAAGCACTGTATATGCACGACGCGGATACATCCACTTTTATCCACTATTGTTTCGCTTATGATTTGAAAGATTTGGCAGAAAAAGGGCTTTTCTTCCTTGATAATTTTAATGCCGAGCCGCCGAAACATTTATCTACTTTTGTTGACTTTGTAAAAGAATATATTAGCTTTGCAAGTAATAGATCCTCTGGAGCAGTAGGTCTTCCTAACTTAATTCCTTATATGTATTATTTTTGGAAGAAAGATTGCGATACTGGCTATGCAACTAAGTCGCCTGATTACTATGCCCGTCAACAGATCCAACGCTTTATTTATGCCGTTAATCAGCCCTATGTTAGAGATGGTATGCAATCAGCTTTTACTAATGTAAGTGTTTTTGATAGCGAGTATTTGGATGCCTTATTTGGTGGTGCAGAATTTCCAGACGGTAGCTTCATGGTAGATTCCTTGGACGAAATTAAAGAATTCCAAAAGGTATTTATGGAAGTTGTTGCGGAAATTAGGCAGCACAATATGTTTACTTTCCCGGTTTTAACAATTTCTTTACTCCGTAAAGATGGGAAATTTGCAGATGAAGAATTTGCTAGATGGGGCATTGAGCATAACCGCAAATGGAGCGATAGCAACCTTTTTATTGATGATAGTGTTACAAGTCTTTCAAACTGTTGCCGTTTAAAGAGTAATATTGACGATCTAGGCTATTTCAATAGCATTGGTGGTACGGCCCTTAAAGTGGGTAGTGTAAAGGTGTCTACTGTAAACCTTGCACGCCTTGCATTAGAGCACAAAACAGAACAAGAGTACTTAGTTGCTCTTCGGGATTTGGTAGAACTTGACTGTAAAGTTCTTGATGTGGTGCGGCATATTATCCAGCGCAATGTTGACAAGGGATTGTTACCCAACTTTTCCAAAGGTCTAGTAGATTTTGAGCATTTGTATAATACCGTAGGTATTATAGGTTGCTATGAGACTATGAAAGCTTTTGGTTATACAAGAGAAGACGAATTGGGCAATACCTACTATACCGATAAAGCCGATGCTTTCGGAAAGAAAATTTTTGAAGTTATCCATCGTACCAAAGACCAATTTGCGCTCGATAAAAACTATAAAATCAATGTTGAGGAAATCCCCGGTGAGCAGGCCGCTTCAAAAATGCTCAAAGCGGATAAGATGTTATTCCCTGAAACCGTGATTGACGATTTGCCGCTTTATGGAAATCAATTCATTCCTCTTGGTATTAAAACAACTATCCAAGAACGAATTCGTATCGCATCCCTTTACGATTCTTTCTGTAATGGTGGTTCTATTGCCCATATTAACATTGAGGCACCGTTTGATAGTTTTGACAAAGCTTGGGAAATGGTAAATTATATCGCTGACCAAGGACTAACCTATTTTGCATTTAATACAAAAATCCAAGCTTGTAAGCATAATCATGCGTTTTATGGTGACAAATGTCCTATTTGCGGTAATCCAGTAGCAACAGAATATACGAGGATTGTGGGCTTTTATACCCCAATTAAAACCTGGAGCAAGGAACGCAAAGCAGAATTCAAAATGAGAGAATGGGAAGAAATTAATGAAACTAATCTCCATAATTGATGAAGATTTTGTTAATTATAAAAAAATTTCTATGAATGTTCTTTTCCCTTATTGCTCATTAAAATGCGATAAGGAGTGTGGAGAGGCTGTTTGTTATAACAGTCCTCTCCTCAAAGAACCTTTAATCTCTATGCACCCAATTGAAATTGTAGGACGCTATATGGCAAATCCTCTTAGTCATGCTTTGGTCTGTATAGGATTAGAGCCATTAGATTCATGGGATGATTTAAAAGAATTAATTAAATTCTTCAGAGAACGTACTGATGATGATATTGTTATTTATACGGGATATTATGAATATGAAGTCCCAGACAAAATACAATATCTCAAACAATATAAAAATATTATTGTTAAATTTGGTCGTTATATCCCCCATAGCACAGCGCATTTCAGCAAAACACTAGGAGTAAAATTGGCATCTTCTAATCAGTATGCTATAAAAATTAGTTAATGAATATTTTAGAAAATATTTTTGTCTTTGTATCTTCTTTATTAATGATTTATGCGGCTCTTTATGCAACAGGTCTATTTATTGCTAAATTACCCGACATAATTGACAATGTACTCTATCTCATCCACTATTTAAAAAACCTTAATAAGGATGACCTTAAATGATGTATTTTATAATTGTCGTTCTCGCAGCGGCCGCTATCGGTTCGTACTTTTATTTTCAATCAAAGTATACTAATTTATCTCAAGAGCTGGAAAAGGAATACCAACTCAAAAGCAAAGACGTATACCGTCTTGAACGGGATAAAATTAAAGCAGAAGAGTTGGAGAAGATAAAAGCCGAAGCTGCCGCGCAATATCAAGACTACAAAGCGTTAGAATATGAAAAAATTGATTTACAAATCGCGGCAGAGAAGACTCTTAAAGAAAAAGACTTGGACGCCTTTGCCGCGGATATTGTCCGAGAATGGCATATCCTCCAAGAAATTGTGGATAAATCGGAGAAGGAGAAAGAATTAACTCTTCAGGAATTAGAGGAACTTAAAGCGCAACGAGAGCAGCTAGTTCAAGCTCTTAAACGAGAAGAAGAACTCCGTCAAAATAGGCTTTTTCATTCTATTGTTTTGTCAAGAGATGATAAAGAAGACATTGAATTTCTCCATAGTCTTAGTGAAAAAATACATAAAAAAACTCTTATTAACAAACTTATCTGGAGTGAATATGTCCTGCGGCCCTATACAGAGATGGCAAATAGAGTTGTAGGTAAAGAAAAACGCTGTGGAATTTATAAAATAACCGAAGTTTCTAGCGGGCGCGCATATATTGGGCAAAGTACCGATATTCGTACTCGTTGGGCAAATCATTTAAAAACTGCGCTAGGAGTTGATGGTGGAGCCGCGCATGCTCGGTTTCATGATGCTCTTGGCGAAATTGGGATAGAAAATTTCACCTTTGAAATACTAGAAGATTGTAGTAAAGACAAGCTCAATGAGCGAGAAAAATTTTATATAAATTTCTACCAGTCAAATGATTTTGGCTGGAATTCTACAAAAGGAAATGGGTAAAGGAGTAGTATTATGATTAAACTTAAAGAAACTATTGAGTACAGAGTTGATAGTGAAGATGGCGCTATCCGCTTTATCGAAAGTGAGAGAAAAGGCGCGGCGGATAAGGGCTACACAGTTACCAAGGCCGCTTATTCTTTGAAACAAAAGAAAGCTAAAGGCGAGGTTATTGATCAGGGTTACCTTGTCACTATCACCTATGAATATCTAAAATTCTGGGACGAACTTTAATAGATAGTATTTTTGAGTTTATCACTTGTAATTAGGAGGTAAACTCTAATGGGACAATTAAATTTAAAAAATTTAGATAAATATTTAGCAGAAGAGTATGGCGAAGGAGCTTTTTCCCAAGTTGATGCAAAAACACTACCTGCGCGTGGACTAGTCCAAGCAGATTATGGTGAACGCCTCGACTGTACTATTACTTCTATTACCTGTTTTGTATGGCTTAAGAGCAGTTTTACCTTGCCCGCGCAGGATATTTACGATTATGCCGAAAAAGTAGGTAAATGGTTTTTCTATAATGGAGAAAAGTGGGGCACTCCTTTCGGAGTTATTAAGTGCATTTTAGATACTACCTTAAAGCATTTTGGGTATAGTCCTTCTAAAAAACAAATATTTTTCAAAAGTAGGATTGGTTTTTCTTTTGATACCATTAAACAGCAGATTGATGGCGGCAACCCTGTCATTCTTTCTACTAAGAACGATGGCCGCAACTACTATAAAAACCATACTGTTTTAGTTATGGGATATAAAGTTATGAAGAGGGGCGATACCACTGTCCCTATCCTAGTAGTATTAGATAACTGGACAAAGCTAGTATCCTACATTGACTTTAACAAACTTCATACTTTTTCTACAATAAATTTTTAGTCGGTTCTATTGACTTTTAGAAAAATATATGATATAATATTTATAGAAGGTTGAGAGAAGAAAACAAAATAATGTCCGAACAACTTATTTTGATTTTCTCTCCCACCGGAAAAGTTGACTTTCTACGAAAATTATGATATAATATTTATAGAAAGTTAAGAGAGGCTTCAAAATGAAGTGAAATGGCGGACTGCTTTCCGCCTCCTCTCAACTGCTCTTTGACAATTTAAAATATAATTTACCTTTAGAACCCAGTGCACAACCATGAGCCAACCTCATGGCTGGGAATTCCCGGAAGGGCTAGGAAACCGAGCGACGGATACGTTGCCACGGCGCGCTAGGACGAAACCGCAAGGCCAAGTCGAACTCGAAAGAAGAGGAAACCAAGGGAAGGTGCTGGCACATCGCGAGAAAAGGTAGGAAATGTGGAGTAGGACAATAGAAGCGCAGGTGAATAGCCTACGCCGAATCGAGATAGACAGTAATGGGGTGGTGCCCATGCTGGACGCCTCGAAAGACCAATAACCTATGGCCAGTTGAAAGCAGGAAACTGCAATAAAATTCCACATAAGTAACTCCGAGTAGCAGAAAGCTCTGGCATACCGTAGGATTCTTAAACTTGATCGGTAATTTCTTGTTACCATTGCCAAATTTACGAATGTAACTGTGAAAGGTGGAGGTAAGCAATCCTCCTAGGGGTTAGCCTAGTGCAAGGTAGGAAAGTCAAGAAGTAGCTAGCTTGGCTCGTACTTATCTTCCCTATGACTGAATATTCTCGAAGATGAAAGTTGCAGTAAAGAGGAAACTCTTCTAAAATGTAAATTATATTTTAAATTGTCAGAGGGCCTATATCCCAGAGTGGAGCAGAAGTAGCTTGCTTGGCTCATACCCAAGAGGTCGTAGGTGCAATTCCTACCTCTGGAACCAATGCGGCATAGACCGCGTACATTATTTAATTTCCCCTTTTGTTTTTCTTTCTAAAGAATCGCGGGCAATAGCCTGCGATTTTTTATTGACAAAAGAGGAATTTTATGATATAATAATATTAGAAAGGGGATAAGATGGACGCACAATTTTCAAGTGATTTTTTAAAATTTTTATCTTCTAAAAGAGCATTGTATATTGGTTATCCGCACATCTATGTCGACCGCGATAATAAAGTGCATTATCCCTGTACTATTCAAATAATGCCCTTTAAAGAAGATACGGGTAAATTATTTTGGTTTTACGGACAAATATACCCCAAATCAGTTTATGATTGGTACGGGCCGCAATTGCCCTTTTCAACAGGAGAATGATATGGCAACAAAAATTACATCACAAGATATTCTGCGGATAAATGAATTGTATTTAGCGGATCCCGTATATTCTCATGTAGCCAAAATTATGGGAATTTCGGCAACGACAGTAAAAAAATATATTGTTCCGGATTTTCAGCCACTAAAACCAAGAGAAAAAGTAAAAGAGGAACTACCCACGGTAGAAAGTATTATCATACCTGAAGACCTAGCAAGTTGGCTTCTGCTTTCCGACAACGAAAAAGAAGAAATAAAAACCTTTAAAAGGGAGGAAGTTCAAATATGAAACCTTTTTCTCCAGAAATGCTCCCTTGGGGCGGAGAATATATCATTCATATTAGCGATGAGGTATATGCCCGCTTTCATAATGTTACTGGGTCTTTTAATGTGCTTTTGGCGCGATTAGTAGGATTATCCTATCCTGATAGTTTACGTTACTTTCGGGACTATTACAATGCGCGCGTAGAGGGAAAAGAAGGATGGTATTGCGTCATGCGCTTTGACTCAGAAAAAGATTGTCAAAGGCTATGCGACCTACTTTCAAGCCGTTGGGAGCAAATCGTAAGGAGGCTTGAAAATGATTGAGATAATAGAAAGAGAAATTCAAGAGAACATAAAGAAAATTGAAGAATTGAAAGCTGCGCGAGAAAAGGCAGTAGATAGTGCTTGGAAGGCGCGCACCTTTACGCAGCGCGACGAAATTTTTAATAACATCGCACAGATGGATTTGCAATTACAAAATTTGCAATGGCGCAATGAGTATCTGGAAGAGAAAAAGCGGAAGGCCGCGGAACCCGTGGTTGAAACTCCTGTTGAAGAGAAAGAACCCGCGCCAGAAGGAACAGTTGAAAGTATTTTAGAGTTTTTCGGAGAGCAATAATTTGCTCTCCTTTTTCTTGACTTTTTTTAAAAAATGTGGTATAATAAAAAGAGAAGCAAAAGGAGGGAAAGGTATGCATTGGAGCTATACTTACGATGAAAATACGGGATTATTGAAACTGTATGAATGGGATGAACTTTTCGCTTTTGATATTTTCGACAGCGAAGAGGAAGGCCAGGCCGCGGTCGATCAATTAATCGCCGAATTAGAAGGAGATACGGAATGAAAATTTACTTAGCAGGTCCGATATTTTTTTATGCGGACTTACTTAGGAACACGGAATGGAGTGAAAAAATTAGAAAAGCCTTTCCTGGTGTAGACCTCTACAATCCTCTTGAAAATACGGATATTAACGGGGTTGAGGGAAAGAAAAAGTTTGCAGGTTCTCAGGAAATTGCGAATGGGGACAATATCAGACTTAATAATACCGATATTCTTATAGCCTGCATTGATGGGGATGTGCTTCCCAGCGGAAGTTGTGCCGAAATTGGAAAATTCCATGAAAAAATTGAGCGCGGCGACCACAAATACATTGTAGGTATTTGCACCGATACTCGACAGGCTTATTTAACCCATAGCGCTGCGAAAGATGCAGGCGGCTATGCCTCTCTTGGAGAACAACAGTACTCCTATCAAAATCTCTATGTGACTGGTCTTATTAAACAGGGTGGGGTTTTAGTATCCTCTATTGACCAGGCAATAGAATGGATTAAAGGAGTGGCTGATGAATTCGAATAATCTTATTTACGGCATTACCGACAAGCCGCAACACATAAAAGAATATCTGTACTATGGC